TGCATTGTTGTAGTTCATCTACTAGTAACCGACTGAATATCTCCAAAACGATTTGTTTCTCTGAAAATAGCTGAACCTGTATCATTTAGAACTGTCGCTCAACTTTTCACTATAATAAGACCTCTAAGAAGTCCATTATCAGCAATATTTGACTCAGTTACGAATACTTCATCAGGAATAGCTTGTATAGCAGCGGCAGAACTTGGATAAACAGCTTGTCCATATTGAATACGAATAAGATTCGATGGAAAGAGGTATACTCTCTGGACAGTCCAATTGTTTCAATTAACAGCAGTTTTAACTCCAGCTAAGTCATAAAAAGCTGGGTCGATAGCATTCGTATCTACATATTCAGTTCCATTTTGTAATCGATATCGAATAGTAGTAGGAGCAGTAAGTATTGGCGTAGTTATGGTGTGTGGATCTTTTGGGTCATTCACAAAATTAGCACCACGCTTGAAAATAGAACCCACACTTTTGTTTATTTGTAAATTTGCACCATTATATCCGATTACATTTCAAGTCTCATTGAATCATTTAAGAGCGGTAATAAGATCATAGAATTGATTTGTTTCACTTATAACTACTTCAGGTTGATTATTGATAGCATTAACTGCAACACGATTTGAATGGATGACAATTCCTAAAAATATTTCATCTCGTCTTTGATTTGGTGTGGGTTCAGTAGTTCGCTGAACAACTACGCCTGAGCTATTTATAGTAATGTAAGAGGTGTTAGCAATAGCTATATTAGTCACAGTAATTCCAGTAGCACCAGCATAAACAATAGGAACAACAATCGGTGTTCAAGGAGTAGTAGTATTGTCGACTACAACACCACTTCAGGCAGCAATATCTATTTTAGTAGTATCAGCATTAGCAGTGATAGTAAGTCAATTTATAACACCAGTTCAATCATAAACAGATGCTCAACCTCCACTACTTCCAGAGATTGCAACATAAGCAGCTCAATCCCAAAGGTAAGCCTTTTGAGTAGTATTATCAACATAAATAATAGTAGTAGATCATACTACCGGAAAGTCTGCAAGGCTATCGAATATAACCTGAATCGCTGTTCGTGCCATAGTTTATGAAAATTAGTTTTTAAGTATGTCTCCGTAATACTTTTTGAGTTCTTCTAGTTCATTTCTCTGTACTTCGATCAAGTCTTTCTCAGATTTGTTGATAGAAGCCTGTAAAACAGCCTCCTCTTTGAGTTTTTTATTCTTTTCGATATCTTTCTCTAGTTTAACTCTCTTCGCATCAATAGCATCGCTTTCCTCTTTGAATTTTAGTATTTCAGCATTAAGTTCAGTTTTCTTTTCCAATAATCTAGCATCAAGATCTCAGAAAGTAGCAAGTTTTTCATTTTTACTTCGGAGTAGTTCTATTTTTTTCTCAAGTTCGAACTTTATCTGTTCGTGTATGAGATTTAGTTTCTCTACATCCTTAGTAGAGTTCATCTTAATAACTTCAGCAGTTCGTTGCAATGAATTAGATAATACCTCCAAGTCATAAATGGCTTGAGTAATACCCATTTTTTCATCATAAGCCTCGTTCTTAGCTCTACGCTGATCCGAGACTTGCTGCTCTATTTTATGAAGTTCCATCAAGGCACTCGCTGTCTCTCTTTGTAGACGAGCGAGTTCATTTTTCTGAGCAGTAATAGCGACTCAAAGTTGTAACATAATTTTTTACCAGTTATCAGCTAGATCTGCAACTCCTGAGATAGCCCCAGCAGTTCCAGTAGTAATAAGAACACCGACCCAAGTTTGAGCATTAGTGTTAATCTCAAAAGCTTTATCAGCTATCCCAACAAAGGTATATCCAGTAGAACCAGTAATAGCAGAACCATCATTAAGATCAATAGCCTGAGCATAACTCCAAAGATTAGTAGCAGAAGAAGCCGCAGTAAAATCCGGCTTATTTTCCTGATTACTTATTACGAATTTGATAACTTGATCCGAAGCAGCGATAGAATGAAGTTGAAAAACTGCATTTCTAAAATCGTGACAAAATAGATTAGCGAAACTACCAGTAGTAGTCTTAGCAGTAAGAGGATATCTTACTAACTGACGATTTGACATAATACGAAAATTAAAGTAATAAATTTTTTACTACCCCCGAGAGTAACGCAATCGAGGGAAAGGGGCAGAATAAAAGTCTATTAAGCAGCAACGATTCTAGCACCTTGTTGAAGAGGTCGGTATCGAACCATCCATCGAACATTACCAGTATTGGTAGCAGAAGTGATAGCAGCGATAGTACCTTCCTGAACAATGATAGGAGTAGCTTGACGAGCAACAGGTACTCCCTTAGCTGTATTTATAGTAGCATTAGCGAAAGTTCCAGTAATTGAATATCGAGACTGAGCAGCGTGAGCTGAGATATTCAAGTCAGCACTTATATCAGTAGTAGCAGCATTTGAAACAGTAGCTAGTTTTAGATTACAAGCCTGAGTTTGAATTACAGTAGTAACAACTCCAACGATAGCAATTACTTCAACGAGACCAGTAACAGTGAAGATAGAACCAGTAGCAGTAGCAGGAAGAGCTTTAGAAGTAGTCATAGCAATTTGCTCAGAATCATCACGATCCGAGAAAACGATTTCAACCCCTTTAGTTCCAGCAGAAGCGAGTTCAACATCAGTAGGAGCAGTAGTGTAATCAGCCGCAATTACGATAACATCTGCACGACCTGTAACACAAGCAGCGAGAGCCAAAGTAATAGAAGAGTAAACACGAGCAACACCATCTGAATCCGGAGTAAACACATCTTGTAGAAACTGTGCAGTAGTACCAGTGCCAATAGCATCAGTAACGAAGAAAGTTTTACCAGCAGTAGGTCGAATAAGGCTGCGAGCAACCAAACTACCATAGCCAGCATTCATATTGTAAAGAGACATAAGAAGAAAGTTAAGAAATTCCACCTCCAACCCGCCGTTTAATTTTATAGAAACGGTAAACTATTTATTATATTTACTCATATTACAGAAAGGACAAAGAATTTGAATATTTCAGATAGAATGCGGTCATCATTTACTGAGTGGTATTATATGGTCAATATGATATTCTTGCAAGGGTTTTTTGCACATAGGGCAAATTCATTCTTGTTTATCAAATATATCACGAATTGCTTGAGCATTTACGGTACCATCAGAAGTTGATATTTTTCTCGCTTTTCTAACTGCTTGATAAATCCTTTTATTGAGTTTATATTTCTCCTGAGAGCGATAAAACTTAGTCCTTTCTTTGAATTTTTCAGGGTCAGTAGTGACACCACCTTTCCACATTGGATGATTTTCTCATTGCATATGAGTTTTTCATTTATTCCACGCTTCTGGCATAAGTCACTTTGTTCCCTTGTTCCAAGGAATATTTCACTTCTGTATGAAAGTGTATTTTATTTTTTCTCTTGTTTCTGGCGACATTTTTTTAAATCATCGTCATAATGAGAGATTTATTTTTCTACTACATACAGAAGAGCAATATTTTGATATCTCCCAGTTCTTTTTGCTTACATTAGGCTTTTTTACAAAAGTTTTTCAGCAAACCAGACATTGTTTTTCCATAATATTCTTATTAAGAAGTAGTACAGAAATTATACCGAGAAAATAGCAAAGTCAAATTAACTTCAAGACTTGGTATCTAAGCTCAGGTTCAAGAACTGAACTTAATCCAGCGAGCACCAGTAGTAGCAATAGCGTAAGCCGCTCGTGCTGCATAGTTCCAGTTCTCAGTAGAGAAGTCTTCTCCGTTGTTTCCATCTCGAGGAGCTTTTAGGTAAGGAGTTTCAGACATTCCAAGGTGGAGCTGAGTGTTCTTGCTAGAAGCGATACCCCAATATTTTCGTTTTGTAGAATCAACACCACCAGTAGCAGTAGTAGCAAGAAGTGGAAGGCGAAGTTTTCGCATAGCACCTTGGTAGACATTGAATGTAGCCGCATTACTAGAAGTAATATCCGCACGAGCATTTAGGAGTTCATCGATTTGATTGTTTGTATCTTCGTCATCAGTACAGAAGATTACGTCAAATTCCATAGCCATCTTTTCACCGATATTGTTGAAAGTTTCTTCAACAGTAAGTCGTTTAGCAGCAGCAAGTGATCCTTTTGAAAACTGAGGGTTTCCCGGAACAATGTTGTTGTAAGTAGTAGCAGAACCAGTGAGAGTATGAGCAGTATAGAACATTTGGAATCCATCACCGACAGTAATGTCGATAGTATCACCAGCATTGTCAACATAAGTTGTAGCAGTACCGAAAGTAATACGGTGGTTAAGGTCGAGTTCGATCTTAGACGGACAAACCTCAGAAAGGTCAGTAAGTCGTCGAATAACCTCAGGGTATTTGTTTTGCTTTCGTTCTTCAACAGTAATACCAACATCGAGACCGATACGCTTGATTTGAGCGTCTTTTTCGTATCCATATTGAATTACAGCTTGCTGAGCAGCAGCACCTTGATCTTTAGTATAAGCATAGAGATTTCGGTCAGGAAGTTCAGCGAATCGTCGGAATTGTCCTGTTCCTTCAGGGATTGCCATTTCATTGATAAGTCCTGATTTTCTCAAGTTTTGTGGGACTTGTTCAAGACCTTTTTCAAACATACGCTCAACTAAGTCTGTAAGTTGAGGTAAGCTGGCTGTGTTTAATTGAAGTGCCATCTTAGTATAGAGTTAGGGTTAAGATAATTAAGCTGTAACAGCTTTAGGTACAGATAATAGTCGGCAAACTCCTCGAGTAGAAGATATATAGCCAGTGATTTCACCACCAAGACCATTAGTATCAACAGCGAGAGATTTAGAATCAGTATGAATTTGACAGATTCGACCAACATCAGCAGCAGTGAAAGTTCCAGCACCAACAGTGAAGTAACATTTAGCTTGAGTATTAGTAGGAATCCATACGAGTTTGAGTTTACCAGCAGTAGCATAATCAGCATCAGTAGATACGATAGGTTCTGCAAGAATACCAACGATATTTTGACCATTAGCATTAGTAGTACCAGCAATAGTGTGGTTACCAGTAGGTGAAGATCCAGATACTTCAACGGCAATAGCCGCTCCTTCAACCATAGCAGTTGATGCTTTCATAGGAAGAAGTTCAGATCTCCATAGATCGTCAAAAGGGTAGAAGTTAGAAGTAGTGTTAGGCTTATTTAAGCCTGTAACTGCTTTTCCCATTTGTAAATAGGTTAAGAATTAAGAAGAAAATTTTTGATATGTGAGATCCTGATATTACGAAGTTGTTTCTCAGTGATTCCATCATATTCGTCTAGTAAACCAGCAGCTTTCGACATAGCTCGATCTTGATAAGTATCAGCAGACCATTTCACTTTTTGAAAGATCATATTAAGATCTATAAAACGAATGTCGTGTGATTCAAACAAAGCGAGTACAGCTTCAGCAACAGCATTTACAGTGTTTTCTTGCACAGTGCTGTCATCAACAGCCTCGTCAGTAACTAGATATTTAAGTGCAATAGTCGAGTAAGAAGCATCTTTCCCATCCACGAAAGTAACGAGACTTCGTTCCGGAGTGATTTCATCTATACTTTTGATTTCTCTTCCTCAGATAAACATAAGTTAAAAGATTAGTTAATAATATTTTCAGCAACTTCGAAGGATTCACCCTCTACATTGAATTTGTAAAGTTTTTTACCCTTGATAGTTCGAATTTCATCAACATAGATCTTTTCACTTTTTCCATATCCCTGAGAAAAAGTATCGTAGTCGAGTCGCTTAACACTACCATCAGCAAGAGTAATATCGAGAATATGAATAGTATCGTATCGGATACTAGTCTTTGAATAGTCTCGAACTTGTTTCATCTCTACTGTTTCGTATGAAGTTATCGGCTTACCTTCCCAAGTCTTATAAGAGTATTTCCAGTTAGGTCATTCGTATTTAGCCCTTCGTTTAGTAAATGCGTTATCGTCTTTCTCAGCAAGTTGTTGCTTCATAGCAGCGTTTTCTTGTTCCATCCGAGAGATACGCTCAAGTACTTCATCCATAGGATTATACTTAGCCCCACTGTCACCCTCAGTTTTGAGAGATATATCAGTCTTTTTAGCTGCATCCGCAGCATTTTGCTCACCAAGAGCCAATTTAGGTTTGAATACCATAGGTTAGATTATTTGTTAGAATATAAGTGTCCTAGTCCCATACTTTCTGCAAGCTCTTTAGAACCTTGAACGGACTTCTTGGAAGCCGAAGGTCTATCTGAGGTACTGCTTCATAGACTGGTACTTGAAAGGTTAGCAATCGCTTTATCTTTGTCATCAGACTTTTTAGTCTTATTGACAGTATATAGAGCAAGTTCAGCGAGTTCCAAAGCTTCATCCTTAGTAACTTTCTTATCTCCCCTGAGTTTATCGAACTTAGCTTTAGCCAAGTCTTTATCCTCTTTAGAGAGTTTTGAGAAAGCTTCCTCAATAGTAGAAGTAATCTGTTTCTCCGTTTGCTTAGCCTCCCACCTTTTTTCCCATTCCTCGTATAACTGATCGGGATTAAGGCTTGGTTCACTTCTCACGATTTTTCAATCCTTAGCAGCTTCTATCTTAGCGATAGCAGCCTTAGCATCCGAGACTCAGAAGTTTTTAGCAACCTTGTCCGCAAGCTCCGGATCTTCATCATAGAGAGCTATCAAATAATCATTGTCTGTTTCGACCTTTTCGGTAGCGAAACGAATGGCTTTCTGTTCAGCCGCAATAGCCTTTTCTTCGGCTTTTTGTGCTTGAAGTTCTCGACCGTGTAATTGCTCTTTATATCGAGTAATTGTGGGGTCTTCTTCGCCATTTTTGTCGTCCTTTGCAGGATCGGCAGTCTGAGGAGTAGTCTCAACAAGAGAGTCCTGTTTTTGATTTTCTTCCTCAGTTAAGTTGTCTATTGGCATAGGGTCAACTGAGTAAAAGAGTAAAGTAGGGTTTTAAGCCCACTTCTGCCAATATCAATTAGCAGAAAGCAGAATTAAGACTTTTTCTTTTTTTCCTCTTCTTTTTTATCTTCGAAAGATTGTCTCGTTTCTCAGATCTTAGAAACATTCTTTATCATATCCGAGAGAGCATCGATAGCTCCCATCAACTCTTTTTCCTGTCCGATATTTAAAGCTCTTTGATTAGCGATTGATACTCGAGTCTGTTCAAGATATTTTATGAATGAGTCCTTGTAAGTATCTATCCGAACAATATCTTTATACTCGAGCTTTATATCAGAGAGATTCGGAAGGTAAGCTTTTGATTTCTTGAATGCTTCCAATTCTTCTAAGTATTCCTTTTCTACGATTATCAAGCCATCATATTTTGAGGTCATCATACTTGACTAGCATTAGGAGTAAGAGGAGCAGCAGGAGCAGGTAGAGCCTGAGGTCATCCAGCAGGAGCAGCAGGTCATCCAGTAGGAGCAGGTGTTCAAGCCTGAGCCATTTGTCAGAAAGCAGCCGTATCTTCCGGATTGATTCAAGAAAGCATATTTACCTTGTTCATTATATCAGTCTTTTGTTTTGATATAGTGTCCTTCATTCCTCCAAGATTATCAGTATCAACATCATAGTCGAATGCCGCCTGTTTGATAAAGTCTTCGAGTTTGATAACACCTTGTAGAGCAGGATTCTGTTGAACCGCCATAGTGATCTCATTGACGACCTTAACGAAGTTAGCAAGATTTTCTCGTTTAAGAGATTTCAGAGTAGGAGCATTAAAGTTAGTAGTAACTTCGATATCCAACTCTCCACGAATATATTCAGGTTTTACCTCGAATGGGAATCGACCCTCAAGTTGAGTGAATTCTCAATTTACAAAGTCTTCGTTATCAAGCATAATAGTAGGGAAGCTTTCATCGACAACCTCACCAGCCATATTTTTAGCACTTCCTTTGTTTCATTTATCATCGATCTCGAATAGTCCTTTAGCAGTCTTAATAGGAAAATATTGCATAAGGTTCTTCAAGTGTTTTCGATAGACTTGTTTCAGAGCAATATCTCGATTAGCAAGAGCGATATTTACTCGTTTCAAGCTAGATTCCTGACGAACAGCAGTTTGGAAAGCAGTAGTATCATTTCCAAGAGAAGTGATAGCCCCCGGATCTATTCCGATAAACATAGCTATTTCTCTAAGGATTTCGTTTAAGTATTCGAATACAGCAGAATTAGGTGGGATTCCACGAATTTCTCTGAAGTTAGCATCATTGAGTTGTCCCTCGAATTTTACAAGAGTATTGTTAAAACCGAACGAATCACCATCGAAAGTAAGACCACCACCTATAGCGAATATAGAATTATTAGAACGCTTTACATTGTCCATTATCATCTCTTTCAAAGTATTGATCTCGCTCTTGAACATCAAGAGAGCTTCACAGAGACCACGACCATAGACACCATTAGGATTGTACCCATATTGCCGCATAGTTATAGGCAATTCCTTATGAGCATAAGGGATAAAGGTATCTTTAATAATAATTTGACGATTAGCAATCACGACATATTTGTCGCTCGCTTTATTCCAATAGTGCATAAGTTCGATAAGTCCAGAGTTCTGTCGTCCTCGATCTTCATTAGTCCAAAAGGCTTGGTTAGCCTTAGTACCAGTAGAAACATAAGGATTCCCGTCTTTATCAAGAATGTTCTTCCATCCACCAGCCTTGTTTAAGCTTCTGAGTTCTTCCGGAGTGATATATTGTAAGTATACACAGTCATTAGCTTTTTTGTAATCCACGACTCTTTCATCTACATAGACATTTCGGATATCCAAAACCTCGAGCAAGATCTTACTTTCCTCGAGTAGTTTTTTAATTCAGATTAAGTCTCCATTTTCGTCAAAATCAGGGTCTTCGATAATACGAGCAGTCTTTTCAAAACCATTAAAATAAGGACAAGTACCAAACATAGCAGTAATGTACTCAGCCTTATAGAGTTCTTCGTCTCGATCATATCGAACTCGATCAAATTCCCATACTCTCTTCATAACCTCTTCACGAACTACATCAGTTTCACCGAGAGCCGTAAAGTTAGGAACAGACTTTCGCCCGATAGCTTCAGAAACAAAAAGCTCGATAATTGCCCATTCAAGGGGTACATTCGAGCGAGTTCTTCAGTCAGAGTAAGGTAAAAATTGTGCTTCAAATTGCATCTGGTATAATTGCCAAAGCCGATCCATTTGAGTTCTAGTAGAAAGCATCTTAGTAAATCGACCTCAAACAAACGCAGCAAGTTCTTTTTCGGCATCAGTTCAGATATAATTAGCAGGTTTATCAAGTTCAAGCATATCAATAGGCTTGCTATCAGTTTTGGTTGATTTTACTTCTTGTAAATCTTTTGCCATAATAACTGGGTTATTTTACGGATAGTATAGTTAGTTTTCTTTTTTTTTCAAATCTATTTATATTCGTAACGAATCTGTCAAGTGATAGGATCTCCGATCTCGATTCTTTGTTTAGGTTTTACTTTAGTTTTTCCCACTGTTATCTCTTCTTTTTCGACAATATAAAGCATAGCATATTCAAAAGCCGTTCGATAATGAGAAGTCCAATCGTGAATAGGTTTATTATTCGGAGCAGTAGACTGGCTACCCTCTCTTTTCTGAGGGTATCGAGCATTCTGAATAGAAGCAATAAAGTCAGTACATCTTTCGTGTATTCTTACACGATTAAGGTTCATTTGAGTAATTCTGATCTGTTCCTCGATCTTTGACCCACCTCAAGCAATAACAGAAGGAGTAGTAAGAATAATGCCAAGTTTAGCATATTCTTTAGAGATAGAAGTATCATTCCAAGTAGAATGAGTATCGTAAGGATCAGCGATAAAAGTCGCAGGTTTATAAGTCATCCATCGAGAATAGAACCCGAAAACATAAGAATCCATAGGGAATCAAGCAACCGGCTTTTTAGCCAAGAACGAAGCACATTCAGTAATAGTAGTATTCGAAGGTAACTGGCAAGTATCGATTATGATAATTTCACCATTAGAATTAGTCTGAAATACGACGATAGCGTGGTTATCCGATCATCCGTGAGAGTTATCAATCGAAACATATAAAGGCAGTGTATAGTCATAATTATACACCCCGAACATAATATCACCATTAGGCTGTGGGTGGAATCTTTTATAAACAGCTCATTCGATAGAAGCATTGTAAGAAATTTCCAATTCCTGAGCAATAGTCTCCGGAGTCATTTTCTTAGATTTCCAGTCATACCATTCTTTAGTATAGAGAGGGTGTAAAGACCAGTGAAGAGTAACACCATCAATATCTCAAGCTCGAGCTTTCTGTCTCATTCGATAATACTCGTTACCCTCTCCGAGAGGAGTAGAGTTATAGATCATACAAGAAGTAGCAGACGAACAAGCCGTATTGATCTGAGTAGCACTCATCATCTTAGCCATCTCGTCCATAAAGATAGAGTTGTAAGTTCCTCAAGTACCCGCATTAGGGTTAGCAGACTCTCAAGTAATAGATCCTCCCATCTCATTAGAGATTCCGAGAAATTTATTGTAAGTAGTACCACTTTCAGAAGAAAATCCACGAGGTAGCATCCACTTAGGGAGTCTACGAATAAAAAAACGGATTTTCTCGAATACAGAACGCATATCTCAAGCTTTATCTACATACTCCAACTTCTGAGAGATAATCAAGTATTTGTGGTTATGAAACAGCCATCAGTAAAGGTAAATACCAGCAATAAGCCAAGTAATACCCATCTGACGAGATTTTTCAATAAAAATGTTTCTACCACTGACGATATCATCCCATATTTTGAGTATAAGTTCTTCCTGAAACTCGAAAGGCAAGAAAGGAACTTCATTCGGCATTCTACTCGAGAAAAAAGTATCGTTCTTTTGAGTCCAAAGAAAGTTTTGGAAAAAATAGATAATATCTCACCGGCATTGTTCAAGCAAACAACCCCGTAGGACAGTATCTTTTTCAGTCTCTTGTAACATCACCGCTCTTTGTAGCAAGTTCTCTTCTAGCAGTTTTTCATACTCGAGATTATAGAACATTGAGCTTTTTGGTTACAGGTTTATCATCTTCATCCTCACAGATAAGTGCCTGAAGTTTAGCACAATGTTGCTGAAGGCTATCATATTTTGATATGAGTTGATTCTTGACTCATTCGTCGGATTCAGACTTAATGGCTTTGTTAATCTCATCAAGCAAGTCATCACTCTGAATGTACAATGTCTTTATTAAGTCTTGCTCATCATCAGTAGACGGCTTCACAGCATAGAATTTCTCTGATAGATCGTGAAACATCTCGATAGCGAATTCGTAAGTATCTCAAGTAGCATCGTGGATATTCTTATCCTTGTTGATAGTTTTAAAATGGACATCGAAAGCCGCAAGCATAAAGGAGCTGAGACTCGAAAGAAGGGAGCTTTTCATAAAAGAAAGGATTATTTAGATACACTTTTAGGAGTTTTTTTAGAAACTTTTTTGAGACTATCTATCATCTCATCGAATAATTCTTGGATAGATTTTTCAGTCGATCGTCATTCATTCAATGAATTCAGATAATCAGTAGCAGCATCATAGAACTTTTTACCTTTTCAAGTTTTGAGTGATTCGATCTGAGTGAATTTATCGAGAGTTCCTTGTTTAGAACTTTTACCAAGATCAGCTTTTAGTTGTTTGAAAGAAGATACTAGATCATCAGGATATTGAGCTTTAAGTCATTTTTCTCAAGGCTCAACCATAGTTTTTTCCCACTCTTTGATCTTAGCATCGAGAGCAGCCTTGGCTTCTTTGAATTTCTCAATATCAGCCAATTTAGTAGGTTTACCACCGGTAGCCATTCGTTCTTTCATAGCATCGATAGTATTTAGGTATTCCGTAACCTCTTTAGGCATCTCAGGAGTAGCAATAGGTTCAGGCTCAAAAGGAGCAATTTTAGGACTAGTACTAGAAGGTCGAACTCACGCTTGACCCGAGATAGTTTTATTAGCCTTTCCAAGCACTCAAGGAGCAAGTCATTCCTGAGGTTTTACATTGACGACATTCCCGGAAGGTAATTCGCCAGTAGGAGCAGATAACTGTAAAGGTTTAGCCTTTCTTACAAGACTTTTGCCCCCACTAGTATTCAGACTATCAGAAAGATTAAAATTAGCATCTTTCGCAACATTAGATTTTATAATATTTCAGAGTTCAGCTTCAACGATAGCAGGTTTAGTAGGAGTAGTAAGAGCTTTGAGAGCCGCAGGTCATACATATTTTTCTCCGATCTTTTTTCCCAAGAAAAGAGCTATGTTTTCCGGATGTCCACCTGATAGAGAGATCCAATCAGTAAGAGAAACAGAGTTATTAGCTGATTTTCTCGAAAGACTTTTACCAAGCATATCTGAATAAGCTTTCCATCACTGAGTAGTTTTATTTATTTCTGCGAGATTCGCAAGTCCATTTTTTTCCGCAGTATCAAATTGCCATTTACGAACAGCATCCTGTAAGTCTTTAGAATTTACAGCCGCATCCGAAGCCATCTCATCCCATTCATACTTATGCTGACGAGCATAAATTCTTTTAGCCTCATTTATTTCCTCCATAGTAAGACCCTCACCAGTATCATATTTACCTTTAAGTGAAATTGATCTAGGAGAGTCGCCATTTCGTTTTCTAGCAAGAGCTTTTTGATAATTCGCATCAATAAGATCACCGACGATATCATCAGTCTGACCTTTAGTAGAGAATTGTCCTTTTATAGCAGCGATTCATTCATCCGCTTTATCTATTGATTGCTTCCATAGTTTAGTAGCATTCACGACAGCTTCATCTCAAACATCAGTCATACCACGCTCGATAGCCCATTGTCAAGGCTTAACACCAGTCATCTGTTCGAATTTCTGAATATCTCAGGCAATCATTCGGTTAGCCTTATTAGACCACCAACCAGCTATTTTATTCCCGATAGTTTCACCTTCTCAGACAGGAACAGCAACTTTAGGAGCAGAACCCATCATAGCAGCATCAAAAGCCTCGACTTTTTTCCCGAGGTTTTCCATTCATTTGATAAATCCTTGTTTAACAGCCTGTAAATCCTGAGAAACCATAGCTTTAACACCCGGCATTCCTTCTTTGAGAGCCGTTCATCCATACTGGATAGCTTTTCAAAGAACCGGAGCGATAACCTTTTCAGCAATCGGAACACCAGCCGCACCAAGAGCAGCACCTTCAGCACCACCGAGAGCAATATCTCAAGCCGTGACATCTCGTCACTTCTCGAGTATAGGATTGACAGCTCACTGTAATCCGAAGACTCCAGCACCCTGTAACATTCGACCACCCATAGTAGAGAGCATTCCAGTAGAAGGAGCAGCACTCATCATAGAGGTAGGAGTAGTAGCCATAACCTCACCGAGTCAGAAAGCTTTACGCCCGATCTGACCTCCGATAGAATCGTTAGCACTTTGGTTTATATCTTTGACATCAGCAACATCCTGAGCGAATCACTTAGAAGCTTCCTCACTAAAAGGAGCAGTAATAGCAGATAGAGCATTTCAAGTCTGTTCAGTAGCAAGTCAAGCCGCACCAACTCAGACATTAAGTACATTTTCACCGATCTTTTTCCAAAGAGGTCTAGCATCGGCTTTATCTTGACGCATCTGTTTTAGTAAATCGACAGCTTCTTGACTTGATAATCCATCGTCCTGCATTTTAAGAAGTCCATAAGTCTCGAGAGGAGTGATCTTTCAATCACCCATAATGTCCTTTCGTCTTTTAGCTATGAGGTTTATAGCCTCATCATTAGACAATCCATCAGCCAACATAGCAGAGTGTGCTTCTTGCTCATCTTTGAACAATCCAACCGAAGTTTTACCACCCGGCTTAGGTATCATTCTTTGTTTCATACTCTCATCGAGTTTGATAGTCGGAGTGAGAGGTTTAGGAGTAGGCAAAGGAGCTTGTTTTACCTGAACACCCATATTTTTCCCACTTCCAGCCCCCATTCAAGTCAAAGCCTGAGGAGCAGGCGATCAAAGAGACTCAGCAGAGATAGTAGGGAGGTTTCCAAGATTGAATTTAGGAGTAGCAGGCAGAACATTACCCCCAACATCGACATTTTGAGGCTCAGCATAGGGCAAAACAGTTTTTTTAGCCACTCAAAGACTCCGATTAAGAGTCTCTGTTACATTACCGAACTTAGTAGGATCTTTAAGAGGATTGATAGCCATAAATATCTAGTTTATTTGAAATATTTTGAGTAATCAGACTTATTGCCAACTCCAATCGAAGCACCGGAAGTTCAAGCAGGTAGAGAATACTGGCTAGCATCGAAAGTAGAAGAGCTTCACATACCGAATCAATTACCACTTATAGTATTTTGTGATCCAATACCGAATTTAAGAGGTGAAGCAGAAGAGCTAGAAGAAATCTCAGCAGGCATCTCATTAGTTTGAGTTTCACTAGAAGTTCAAGCATTGAAATCTTTTCAAACATCTACACCATACTTTTTAAGGAAGGCAGAACTCTCAGCATCGAATATATTTTCAGGTTTTTCACCCATAGTTCTAGTATAATTCTGAGCATTGGAAGCAATCTTACCATAAAGAAGGTTTGACATAGTCTTGAGCAATCCTTTTCCTTGTTTTTCAGAAAGGTTAGTAGATATCTTAGACTTCCATTCAGCAATTTCATCAGTAGTAGGACTAGCAGCACCCTTATAAACCTTAGCCATCTCAGAAGCGACAGCATTAGCAACGACATCAGCATTATTAGGATCAGCAACTCAGAATTGAGTAGCCCCTTCATTCCAAAGCTCATTAAATTTCTGTAAGTTTCCATTCTCTAACGCCTCGAGAGCAGGTTGTAATTCCATCATATGACGAGTAACAGTAGTGATTCAGTTATTATTCTCAGCCATCTTTCAAGAAGTCCAGTTTTTATAAAGAGCAGCTTTAGCCGGATATTTCTTCATATCGAATTCAGGATCTCCAAAAGCAGCAGCCAATATTCTTTTCTTAGAAGCTTGAGCTTCTTTGCTCATACCTCAAGGAAGTTTTGAAGGATCAAGATCATACGATTTTAAAGCACCAACGAGAGTTTGTTCGTCAGCAGATAATTCAGAAGCAACAGGAGGAGTATAGAATCCTAGAATACGAGAATCAGCAGGCGATATAGCATCAGTAGTGATTTTATGAGTTCAGTCAAAATTAGAAGACTTGATTAAGAGGTTTCCATTCTCATCTTGACCCATAACAAGTCAAACGTGACCATTTTCAGCATATTTTCCCGGAATATCCATAATAACAGCAGAACCAACAACAGGAGGATTGCCATCAATTAAAGCTTTCTTGCTCTCGAGAGAATCACCGAATTTAGCCGCTCAAGTTCACTTCAAAGCATCATTGACGAACTCACCACACCAATAACCACGCTGTCATTGTTTCATCTGAGTATTATTCGCAAGATTAGCAATAGGAGCTAGTTTAACACCGCCAGTTCCTGAAGCACCAGAGAATCAAGCAAGAGGAGTAACTTTTCGAGTCTCTTTATCAATGAACCCCATTATATCTTTTCCATTAGCATCCGTACCTATCTTTCCAAAATCAATATTTTTATTAGTAGCCATAGCCGGATTGATCTGAGCAAGCACTTGAGCCTGAACAGAAGTAGGAAGCATTTTAAGAGTAGAAGCATCAATAGTACCATTAGACAAAGCCTTAGCCAAATTAGTAACCTGATCTGACGACATCTGAGTAGTAGGAGCAGTACCAACGATTTTTTCGACTCGAGTCGTTCCATCCGCATTCTGATAAACGAAACCCTTAGAACCATCGGCCATATCAATAGGCTCTTTAGTTAAGAGAGTTCCAGCAGAGTTATTGACTTTGAGAGCCTGACCCTGAGCATCCATCATTTTAGTACCCTGAGCAGTATACAAGAATCCATCACCCATCTGTTTCGTGATATTATCATCATACTGATTCTGTTTGCTCATTTGATCCGCCATCGCCTTAACTCGCTCACCAGCAACCTGTAAGTTGTAGTTATACTGAGACATAGCAACAGCACCACCGGAAGTCGCCTGATCTACGAAAGATTGAGCTTGTAATAGACCCGACTTAGTATTCATAGCTCAAGTAGCCTGAAGAGTTCCGATTTTCTCGAGAAGACTCTTTTTGATATTAGCCATAGCATCATTATAATCATTCGAAGCCTTAGTATTAGAGTATTCGAATTCATTCCGCAACGCCTTCATATATTCGTCTTGATATCCAAGCAAATTGTTATAGATATCTTGATTGAGTTTTAGCTGATTAGAGATATTAGTCTGCATCTGACGAGACTGTAATCGTCAAGCCGTTCCCGAGATCATAGACATATTCTGGGCATCAGCCGCTATACTATCCAACATTTTAGCATTTTGACTAGCAAACTGAGTTCTCTGCATTTCTACCTGAGAATCATAAGCAGACTTACGCTGTTCAGCAGCAAGGGAAGCATCTCGAGTATTACGATTAGCATCTCGAATGTCCGTCATATATTTAAGTCGTTCCTGATCGGTCATAGCAAGAAACTTGCTTCGTTCTTCCGGAGTATTGAAAACGTTATCATTGAACCATTTTCGTTCCTCACTATCAAGGTTATTGGCATCATATATTCCATCGAGAGCATTTAGACTAGGATCAGCAGCCGGAAGTTCCCAATTACCAGTAAGTGGATTCCAAACATCACCAGTTCAGTGTGGTTTAGAAAGATCAGGAGGCAACTGAGTAGGCATAGTAGTAACCTTAGCCGGAGCTTGATCATTACCCATTATATACTCAGGCTTGATTGATAACGCTCAAGTAGTAGGATCACGGAAAAAAGCATCCTGAGAGATACTTCCACTGAGTCCATAACTTCGAGCAAGATCCGACTTATGTTGAGCATCATAATCAGCAGTATTGACCTGCATATCCTTGTTCACTGTTTCACTTTCACCAGTACGGGTATTATACCCACCGGTAGCAGTAAGAAGTCCAGCATTAGGAGTGATCCCCGGAATGTTTTGAGCTACATTAGTGACAGTGACACCATCCGGAGCTTTAGACTGTGCTTCAGCGAGAGGCGAAGAAGTTGCTTCAATAGGTACAGGAGTAGAGTTAGCCGGATTTACATCAGTTCTCGGAAGAGTACTTCAGGCTCAAGTCGAAGAAACAGCACCACCAGCATTAGGATTAGTGTTTACTTCATCGAGACCTGTTATAGGGTTCTTAGCCATAAATTAGATAAGTTAGAATTATGCAGCTTCTTGGAGATAAGCAGTGACAGTAAGTGCAACAGTAGAACTTCCAGTTCATCCAGCAAATACACGATAATAGTATCAAGCATTTAATATGAAAGACGGAGAAACGTGACGAGGATTTTGAGCGGCTCATCAAGCATATCACTCTCACCACATTTGAGTCCAAGCAGAATTGTCAGGAGAAAATTCAAGACCCCAAGAGTTGTTGTTTACTGCTCCACTTCAGTCATAGTTACGAATAACAGTAACCATTCCACCCTTTACACTCTGAGCAGAAGCAGAATTAGCACGAGTAGTTCCTCATTGAGTAACAGTAACATTTGAAGTTGATAGGTTCATCCCAGTTTTATATCGAAGTTGAGATGGAGAAATATATCGAGTAGCATCGGTAGAAGTAATCACTTCAGCATTAGTAGCTAACTCAACAGTTCATTTAGCAGTAGTAGAAGCAGGTATTGACTCTCTCAGATTAGCTCAAGTAATTCTTTTATCTTCTCAACTGATATTTACAGCAATTTCATCAGTATCTCCGAAAGTAGTACCAGCAGTTTTAAGTGAGATTGACTTTTTTATTTGTGACGGTAAAACAACGAGTAATGCTCCCGTTCATCAGGTATCAGTTCAAGCAGTAACCTCAGCATTAGTAGCAATCTCGACGCTTCAAGAGACAGTAGCAGAAGCATTCGGAGTAGCCGTTCAAGTTCCCTGTACTTCCCACTGACCACTAGTAGTATTATAATTGTAAAAAAGACCAGTAGCCGTGACTTTGACATCAGTGTAATTGAAAGTAGCTACCCCATTTCCTCAGAGGGCAGCATCACGAGCCGCAGTAGAAGCATAGGTTTTAGCAACCTGAAGGTATTGAGTAGGCTCTTGCAGATCAGGAACTTGATCGTGCATAGCAACATTATACCCAACAGTAGAAGCAAGCCAAGTTAAGCCAGTCGTTCCAGTAGCAGGGATAGCCGTTTGAGATAGACTTCTCAGAGTAATAGTATAAGCAAAATCAGCTCAAGAAGGAGCAACTCCCGAGAATGAGATCCATTCCTCTTGGGAATCATTCTTGAAATAGATCCGACCCTTAGTAATTCAAAGATCAGTAGTAGCCACGAGAGTAGCATCTCAAGGATTTAGTTTTTTAGCAAGCTGTACACGCCCACCAGAGACGAAAGTCTGAGTCATATAGGAATATTAGATAGTACTAGAAGTAAGTTGGTTAAGCATCTCGAGTTTAGGAGTGAATTGCTGAAGAAGGACTTTAGCTCCGAGAGTATTGCAAGTGAACACACCTTGGAAGTATTTACCTCTTTGTTGTAGGTCTCACTTCTCCCGAACGATAGATAAGTTATACACAGTATCGACACCTCATCAAGTTCACACAGCATAGGTTCAGATAGGAGCAGTACCGATTCATCAAGTAATGTTAGGTATGTCAGCATCCACGAGAATCCTAGAATCTATAATGTTTCAGTCTTTGATTATATCTTGACGGAATCCAATAGCATTAGTATTGACCTGAACGAATGTCCTCGCTTGCCACATCTCTTTGTTTTGAGTAGGCTCTCCGAGATCCAAGTGCTTGGTAGTATATCGAAATCAGATAGGAGTATCATCATCACTCTGTCCATATTCATCGAGATAGATCTTAGGCTCGACCTGAGCAATAGTAAAGTTCTGAGTACGATAATTAACACCACCGAAAAAAATCTTTTGCTTATCATACATAAACTCGTCGTATTCAGGGGAGTAGAGTATACAAACATCATTGACAGTAGATCCCATTGATTTAAAGTGCCATTTAATGAGTTGTTTTTCAGGGATAACATAACAGAAAGCCTCAGACTGATCCGGATCAAGCCCATCCATCATTGAGTTAATTCAACGATTAGCACGATGCGAAACCTCTTG